CGGCGAAGCGCGCATGACCCTCGCACTGTTCGACAACCAGTACGACCTGCTGTACCAGGGCCGGGCGCTGGCCGAGGCCGAGCCGCTGACCACACAGACCTACGTGCCACGGGGCTCGACCGCGTTGCTCGATGCGATCGGGCGCACGCTGAATGTACAGGGCGCGCGGATCGAGGCCGAGGGCTGGGCCGAGAAGGTCATCGTCACCGTCCTCACCGATGGCCAGGAGAACCAGAGCAAGGAATTCACCGCGCCGGTGATCCGCGAAATGGTGGCGGCGGCCGAGGCCAAGGGCTGGGCGTTCGTGTTCCTCGCCGCCAACCAGGATGCGTTTGCCACGGCGCAGTTCTACGGCAGCAGCGGCGCGCACGCGCAAAGCTTCGCGGCCAACTCGGTGGGCACGGCCCAGGCCTACTCCACCATGAGCAACACCACCCGCGTGCTACGCGGCGCCGAGTCGGTGCTGCCGACCAGCGACGTAGAGGCCTTAGCCAAGTTCCGGGCCGAGCAGATCGCCAAGGTCACCCCGAAACCCCGGGCCAAGGCCCGCAAAGGTGCGTAGTGCGTGCCCCGGCGCGGAAGGGATCGGAGCTGCGCGACTTGATTGAATACGCCAAGTCGCTCGGTTTCACCTGCGAAACCACCGGCGGGGGCCACCTGTGCTTCCGCCGGCCACACACCATGCCGGTGTACGCCTCGCAGTCGCCAAGCTGCTGCTATGCCCGCAGGAAGACCCGGGGTGATCTCAAGCACGCATTGATCGAGGCGGCGCAACGGACGGCCCAGGCGCAAACGAAGGAATGAATCTATTGAGCGGGACCAAAGCAACACCGGAAATCGAGTACCTGGGGCAGTTCCTGTTCGTCCAACGCAAGGCCCTGCGCCTGTCGTTGGACGAGGTGGCCAAGCAGGCCGGCACCTCGAAATCCTACCTGTGGGAGATCGAGCACGGGCAGGCCTCGCCCTCGTTCATGCTGGTCACCCGCCTGTGCCAGGTCTTGTGCCTGAACATCGGCGGGCTGGCCGCCGGGGCGCTGAAGGTGGCTGAGCTGTGCGGGGAGGTCGAGCAAGATCCGGGGCAGCTTCATCGCCCCGGGGCTTGATTGGCCCGACAACGAGCGAAGCGAGGCGTCAGGCTTTTAGGGGCCTCTGAAAACACCCCTATATATAAGACTAAGAAGGGGGATGGCTGGAGGCCTTTGTTTTCAAGGGGGGTAGTCTTGAATTTCTGGACTAGGTGTTTAGAAACTCAGGACTTTTTACTTGATTAAGTGGCTATTTCCAAGACCTGTGTATAGAATTAGCGGCTATATTCAACGGGATAGTTTGGAAGTTCAAAGGCTTTATCTTGAAAAGACCATGCTATTTCAACGGTATGGTTCAGAAGTTCTAACGAAACGGTGTGAAAACACCCACTGTTTTCAACAGTCGGGGCCGGAATCACGCCATGAATCCAAGAAATAGCTGGAATTCAACGTGACCGAGAAGAAAAAGTCCTATTACACCTCCCGTGCCGACGTGGTGCCCACCCGCCATAACCCGTGGGCTGGGGAGCTGGCCCACACGATCAAGAAAGGTCACAAGGTTACGGGTTTCGCTACCTCCAAGCACTCACTGGTCAACCAGGCCACCGGCGAGGTGTCGGACGACATCGCTCTGGTAGGGGTGCGCAAGGTGGTGGACAAGGAAGAGTTCATCAAATTCTTCGGTGCTGGGATCATGGAGGTGTTCGAGCTGACCACCCCGGCCAAGGACGTGTTCAAGGCGATCCTGAACGTGTACCTGGACCAGAAAAACCAAGCGGAACAGCTGTACCTGAACTACGACGAAATCAAAGAGATTTATGGCTACAGCAAGTCGCCGTCGACCTACTACAACGGCCTGAACGAACTGATCGTGAAGGGTTTCCTTGCCCCCGTGCAGTTCCGCGAAAGTCACTACTGGGTCAATCCGAACCTGTTCTACAAGGGCGACCGTATTCGCATCGTGCGCGAGTACGTGCGCGCTGGGACCAAGGCGGCCAAGCAGGTGGAAAAGGAGAACGCTGCGATGAACCAAATGGGTTTGCCGCTCGACACCCCTGCTAACTACGACTAGCGGCAAACCCGTTGACCCCGTGGTTCCCGAACAGCTCAATGTTGTGCGGCCAGCGGGTCAAAAAGATGTCGCACAGCTCTTGACGCAGTACGCCCGCTTCCTCTTCGCTGATGGTCAACCAAACCAAATGCCGTCCCAGTGTGCCGAGGCCCATCCCGAGGTACATCAACCCCTCTTCCTCGCTGGTGCTGCTGCCGGCTATCTTGAGCTTGCACAGTCCTAGATCAGCGAGCAGGGTCTGCTTGTCTTCCATCAGGTCGTTCATTGGGTGGGGGTCAGGCTGGTACATGAGGTGTTCCACGGTGAGGGCAGGCCAGTTTAGGGTAGGAGGCAACGTCACGCCAACCAACACCCGGCGGACGGCTGGACGACTGTAAACCCTGCGCTACACTCCCCCTGTAGCCCCTCCTTGGCTGCTCGCAGCTGTACTGAAGCCCCGGCGCCTAATCCCTCGCCGGGGCTTCTTTTATGCGAAACCCCCGGTGTCATTGCCCCGCAGGCCTTGAGTTTGACGGTCTGAGCTTCCCCTGCGATGATGGTTTTCCTCTGGCCGCCGTCCGCCAGAGGCGTCCCTTAGCCGTAATGGACCATGTCTAAGAGGTGCGCCATGCTTGGCAATATTGATCCCCTCCGGGTGCGCGTGTACGCCTGGTCTTCTGTGGTCTACAGCGGCCACGACAATCTCACTCGGACCCGTTTCAGCCAGGTCGTCGATCGCGACAACCGCGAGGCCGCGCTGGATTTCAGCACCCTGACCCGAGTCATCCTGACCTTCCCCGACACCAGCCCCGTCATGACCTTCGACAGCGGCGAGCTGCTCGACGTCATCGACTGGACGCAGGGCGACGGCGTGCTCGGCTTCGACCTGTCGGTTTTCGACATTCCCGAGGGCGAGTACCGCGCCGAACTGGTGGTCTACGACGCCGAGCACGAGCGCGGCCAGGTGCTGGTCAGCCTCGACTCGCCGGAGGGCGGCCTGCGCCTGCGCGTCGACCAGGTCAACACCAGCGGCAGCACGCCGCCACCACTGCCCGATGATTCGTGGCTGGCACTGCGTGACGCCGGCCAGTCGATCTCGTCGCTGCGCGTGGTCTACGAACTCGACGGCGTGGTGTTCAAGCTCGACCCCACCACCGAACACGTCCATGCGCTGCTCGGCCTGACGGTGACGGCGGCCGACAGCGGGGCGCCGATCAAGGTGCAGCGCGCCGGCACCGTGGACAACGACACCTGGGACTGGGCCGAGGGCCTGGTGTTTCTCACCGGCGACGGGGTGCTGACCCAGGTGCCGCCCACCAGCGGCTGGGAAGTGGTGGTGGGCAACGCCCCCTCGGCCCGCCGCCTCAACCTGACCTTCGATGAACCGGTTTTCTTGGGATAAGGAGCACACAGCATGGCCGTACAAGGATTTCTCACCCGGGTCGCCGGGAAAACCCTGCAGCTGTTTGGCCTGCAGGCGTCCACCGGCACGGCCGACGCCGGCAAGCTGGTGGCCACCGGCAGCGACGGGCGCCTGGACCTGACCTTCCTGCCGACCGGGGTCGGGCGCAACCAGGTGGTGTGCCCGGCGACCGAGGCGTTGTCGGCCGGGCGCTACGTCAACCTGTTCAATGACGGTGGCGTGCTCAGCGCGCGACTGGCCGACAACAGCAACAACCGCGAGGCCTGGGGCTACGTCAAGGACGCGGTGGCGAGCAGCGCGCAGGCTACGGTGTACCGACTGAACACGGTCAATGCCGGGCACTCCGGGCTGACCCCCGGGGCCAACTACTGGCTGGGCACGGTGGGTGGGGTGACCGACACGCCACTCGATCCGAGCACCGACACCGGCAAGACCGACCAGTTTCTCGGCGTGGCGTTGAGCACCACCGAGCTGGTCACCGCCGAATATGAACCGGTGCGCCTGTAATGGCCGCCCGGGCAGCCCTGGTGCGGGTCGACGGCACCACACAAACCCTGCAGGAGGGAGACACTTTGATCGGCGTGGCCTTGCTCTGTGAAATCAAACTCTGGTCGTTGCCCGTGGCCCCCGGCGGCTGGGCGTTGTGTGACGGCACCACCTACCTGATCGCCGATTACCCGCAGGCGGGAGCGCTGCTCGGCACCCTCTACGGTGGCGACGGGGTGATCACCTTTGGCGTGCCGGATCTGCGCGACCGCGCGCCGCGCGGGGCCGGTGGTGCGCTGGAGCTGGGCGACACCGGCGGCACCGACACGGTGACCCTGGCCACCGCCAACCTGCCCGCACACAGCCACAGCCTGGGCGCCGGGGCCTCGGCGACGACCACCATCCAGCTGGCCAGCGACCAGACCTCCAACGCCGCCGACCTGACGCCGACCAGCACCAACCACTTCATCGGCGGCCTGACCGGTGGCCCGGGCTCGGCGACCATCTGGAAACCTTCGGTGGGTAGCGCGCCGATCACCCAGGGTGGGGTCACCACCACGGTCAGTGGTAGCACCGAAAGCGCCGGCAGCGGCAGCGCGGTGACGGTGACCAACCCCTACCTGGGGCTGAACTTCATCATCGCGCTGGGGGTGTAAGGCTCAGCGCGGCCCCTCGCGCTGCGGTCCGCCGGGCTTCGGCCCGGCCACGTCGGCGGCACGGATGCCCGGCCCGACGATCTCGATCCGCCCCTCGTCAAACCACTGCGCCGGCTCCAGTTTGCCGTCCTTGATCGGCGGCACCAGGTTGTACTGGTCGCAGCCGGTGATGAACTGCGAACGCCCGGTGATGATGCCTTGAAAACCGGTGACCTTGTCCTTGCCTTCCTTTCCTAACTCGATCATGGGTGGTCCTTTTTGGTGGGGTTCAGGCGTTCATGGTATTGGGCAGGCGCGGCCCGCCCAGCGTTCCCCACTTGCCCGGGTGAACGGCCTCGACGGCCCGGTACAG